TGTCATTTTTAAGTAAAGAATTAGCAAAAATAGATAACTGGAATGGTATGCTTTTTACAAAAACAACTATTAAAAAAAATCTTGTTTTTGTTCTCCAAGACTTTGCGGATAAGATACGGTTGGATATAGTAGAGATGAAAAATGAGAAATGGATTATTCACGGAATGGATTGTGAAGAAGGCAGAAGACCTTGCGGAGTAAAAGATTTTACAAACAAATTTGCAGATAGATGCGAAGAAAGAAGATATGATAAAAAAACATTAACAGATTTAGACCTCAAGATAGCCGATTTATTAGCTAACAATGTAAAGGAATGAAAAAATACAGAAAAGTAAAAAAGGGCGATAAGTTTCCAGCCTTACCCCAAGAAATGCGACCAAAGTATATTTTAGTGGAAAAAGACTGGACATTGATTTTCTGCGTAGGAATGGATTACAACTATACAATAATTTGGGATAGAATAACCTGCTATCCAAACCAGATTTTAAGAGGACTAAAAAACTAATAAAGGAGGAGAAATAAAAAGATGAAAGATAACAGCGACAAGATAATACTGGATTTATGCGGAGGCACTGGAAGCTGGTCTAAGCCCTACCAGGAGGCTGGATATGATGTGAGAGTGATTACCTTGCCGGACAATGATGTCAGAACCTACCAACCGCCCGAAAATGTTTATGGGATACTCGCCGCACCTCCTTGCACAATGTTCAGCTATGCACGGACTAACGCCAAAAAGCAAAGAGATTTGAAAGAGGGAATGGAGTGCGTCAGGGCTTGCTTGGATATTATCTGGAAGATGATGGAAGTAAAACAAGATACGAAAAGTAAAACTATACCGCTTCAATTCTGGGCTTTGGAAAATCCCTATCACGGCTTCCTCAAAAAGTTTCTTGGAAAACCAGCTATGACTTTTGACCCGTGGGAATTCGGAGATGGCTATCAAAAAAGAACTGCATTGTGGGGGCATTTCAACGAACCGATCAAAAACCCTATCCCAATGACGCAAGAGGCAAAGGCAAAGACTAATTCATACCTGCACACTTTGGGAGTAAAATTTGACTATCTTAAAAGCAAAGACATCCACCCAGAAGCGTTTGGAAAGTTTGACCGCCAGACAAGAAGAAGCATAACCCCGGCAGGATTTGCCAAAGCATTTTACGAAGCTAATAAATAGCCCACCTTAAATAATAAATAAAATGGAAAAAAACAAAAAAAACTGGCAAAAAGAAATGTTAAAGGACATCAGAGAGCAAGAGAAATGCGAAGCTCCAAAGCCCCAAGAGAAAGAGTGGGATTGGGAAAAAATGCCGAACTGGATGAAAACAGAAGGACGCTTTGATAAATTTTACAAAGAGAAAGGATTAAAGTTTCCAGAGTGGATGTATCAACAATTAGTAGGTTATATTTATATGCAAATAGCCGATGCAAGAAAGGAAGGGCTAAATACTCATAATAAATACTGCATCTCTTGTAAATTTGGGGAAGTAAAAGCTAGTTTAATCCGCCAAGCTGAAAGGTCTAAAGTGATAAAGGAGGTGGAGGAGTGGATTGGCTTTGATGAAAAGAATGAATTTGGGTTAAAACCAGATATTATCGGGATGAAAAAATCAGGTTGGCAAAAATTTATCGCTCGTTTAAAGGTCGCAAAAATTAATAATTAAAAGATAATAAAAACTATGCCAGAAGAAAAACAGCAAGTTAGTTCAAGCAAATTAGCGGAAATGAAAGATTTTTCGAAAGAGCAGCAAATTGGATTATTAATTATTCAGCTTAATCAGCATTTGGCTAATAGGCTAAAAAACGAAACAGAATACCGCTATGCTTGTCTTAAATTCAGCGAAACAAGCAAGAACAATAAAGGAGATTTCGATAATGCTTTAGGTGCGATGACTACTACCAAAAAATGGATTGAAGAAGATGATAAGCAAATTAAGATTATCAGGGAGTTAATTGAAGAAATTAAAAAGGGTAGTTTTAAGATTTAAATGGCTAAAAAGAAAATAGTAAATAATCCTTATAAGGTTAATCAATATACTGATCCTGACCCAAGACAGGCCGTCTTTTTGAAAAATTATTTAAATCCTAAAAGTAAAACATTCGGAATTGCTTTACAGTCAGCTTTGGCAGCAAATTATAGTAAAGATTATGCAGAAAAAATAACAGTTGTGATGCCTGTCTGGCTTGCCGATAATGTCCGTAAATTTAAACAAAAGGGAATGGTTGAGAAAGCTGAAAGAAATTTGGAGCAATTTTTAGATATGAAAACAAAGGTTCCGGCCATTGGTCCGTGTGGCCCGATAATCGATAAAGATACTAAAAAGCCAGTCAAGAAGATAAATACAGAATTAATTAAGGCAAAAATAGATGTATCTAAGTTTGTGGCCGAGAGATTAGGTAAAAAAGATTATGCTCAAAGATCAGAGTTAACAGGAGAAGAAGGCAAGCCAATACCAATTTTAGGAGCTTTAGTGGTAAAAAACGCAGATGCCAAAAGGGATTTATAAAAGGAATAAACCAGCTTGGAATAAAGGGTTGATGGTTAGATTAAATCCTAAAGGAGAGTTTAAGAAAGGGATGATTCCTTGGAATAAAGGTAAAATATTTGAAAAGATGTTGGGAAATAAATTTGCTAAGGGGAATCCCCCTAATCAAACTTCTTTTAGAAAAGGGCAAAGAGTATCAATTGAAACTGAATTTAAAAAAGGAAAAATGTCAGATATACAAAAGGGTGAACTAAATAGTAATTGGAAAGGAGGGTTTACCAAGCTAAAAGAAAAAGAAAAATTAGCAGGAAGAAAGAAACCCAATTCTTGCGAAATATGTGGAGCAATAGGGAAAATATGCTTTGACCATGACCATAAAACGGGAAAGTTTAGAGGCTGGATTTGCGGACGATGTAATTTCGCATTAGAAAATGCAAGAGATAATTCTGAATTATTAATAGCTATGGCTGATTATTTAAGAAAAAATGTATAGAATTACTAGTGCGACAAAAAAAATATCAACTTTAAAAAAACGTCTGAGATGTATTCAAGGTGGCACATCGGCATCAAAGACTATTTCTATTATCCTTTTACTGATTGATATGGCTCAAAGAGATGAAGTGCCGACAATCACCTCAATCGTTTCTGAATCTTTTCCGCACTTAAAAAGAGGTGCTATAAGGGATTTTTTGTCCATTATGCAGGAGCATAATTATTTTAAAGATGTCAGGTGGAATAAGTCAGATTATATTTATACTTTTGAAACAGGCAGCCAGATAGAGTTCTTTTCGGCAGATCAGCCGGGAAAGGTCAGGGGGCCACGACGTGATAGATTGTTTATCAATGAGGCTAATAATATTTCCTACGAAACTTTTGACCAATTGGAAGTCAGAACAAAATCTTTAATATTTTTAGACTGGAATCCGACAGTATCATTTTGGTATTACGATAAGGTGGCTAATCGGAATGATGTCGATTTCTTAATTTTAACCTACAAGGATAATGAGGCGCTTGATTCGGCTATCGTCGCTTCTATCGAACAGAGAAAATTTAATAAAAGCTGGTGGAGAGTTTATGGGCAAGGAGAGTTGGGAGAAATAGAGGGGCGTATTTATCGTGATTGGAAGATAGTTGATGAATTGCCCCACGAAGCTAGGTTAGAGCGCTACGGGCTTGATTATGGCTATACCAACGATCCTACGGCGATTGTGGCGATTTATTATTACAATGGCGGTTATATCTTTGACGAGATAACTTATCAAAAAGGATTGTCTAATAAGCAGATAGCCGATATTTTAACTAATCAGCCTAAGTCTTTGGTGGTTCCTGATTCGGCCGAACCAAAGTCAAATGACGAATTAAAGCTTTACGATATTAATATTTTTCCGGCAAAGAAAGGACAAGGTTCAGTTTCGCAGGGAATCCAGTTTGTCCAAGACCAAAGATGTTCAGTGACTAAAAGGTCGGTAAATTTGATTAAAGAATACCGGAATTATATCTGGTTAGTGGATAAAGATGGCAAGATTTTAAATGTGCCTGATCCGGCTTGTGCTGACCATTCTTTAGACGCCATAAGGTATGCAATGGGAAGTATTGAGCCTCAAGCAAAAAAAGAAGAGCCGGAGCCGATTACTCCTTATCAGCCTCAATCAGAATACGAGGGAGGAGAACAGCCGGAGCGTGAGAGATTTATAAGCACCGAGGATTTATCAAAAATGTAATATGGCAAAAGACGGATATTGTTTTTTAGGCGATTCGGGCAATTCGGAACTTTGGGAAAATTTAAAAAAACAAAAAAATGAAAAAGAAAAAAATATCGCAGGAGAAGTTCAATCAAATTCTGGCCGAGGCCGACAAAATGGCCGAAGCCATAGACAACGCAGAAAAAGATGAGTTTGATAAACAGATAGAGGGACTGCAAAAAGAATTAGAGGAAATAGGTTTTTTCCAAAGATTAGATAAAGACGAGGAAGCTCAAATAATGAAAATTAGGTTTGGCTTCGAGGAAGATATGAAAAAATCTGTTATCGGAGAAATACAAAACAGCAAGACTTCTCATCTTAACCAGCGTGAGCTTTACAAGGAAGCTTGCCGGGCCATCAAAAAAACTAAGATAAGATTTATGCAAATGGAGTTGGATTTTAGAAAAAGAATAAACGAAAAAAAATAAAACAATGGAGGGACAAATAAAAATAATTAAGGTAGAATTGACCTGCCAACAAAATGAGTTTTTAAAGCTATGCAATACGCATTATGATAAGTTATGCCATATCTTTAAAAGCGGTATGCTTGATTTAAAAGGCGGCCGGGCAATAGTTGATTTTGATGACGGCAATAATATATCTAATATCAAGAAAGAATTGAATTATCATCCTAAAAAAATATATGACTGAAAAAATACTTAATTTTTTAATGATTACATTTTTTTCTACTATTTCAATTGGTATGATTTATATTTTGATTGAAGCCTTTAAACTTTATCAAGATAGATTATGGTAATTAAAACTACCACCCTAAAAAGTTTTCCACAGTTGAGCTTGACAGTATATCTTGATGTGCTATTCTAGGTAAAGGTAATCAATTTAGCTTTCCGACTTAATCGGCAGCTCGCCTCAATGGCGTGATGTTTTTGTTTTAGAGGAGGCAAACTGTGTTTGCCAAATGCGGAATATTTTTTCATTGTTTTCCGTAAGGAGGGTTTTCCTCCTCTAGCACAAAATAAATGCCAATATCAGCGGACTTAAAAGCGAATATTATAGCTAAGGCTCAAAAACAAGTTGAGTCGTGTTTGGATTTTAGGCAGCCTAGATTAGACGACATTAAGAAAAGCGAAGATGCATATTTTGGAAAAACAAAACCGGCTTTAACTGGCCGATTTAATATTCCTGTTCCCATTGTTGAAGGATTTGTGGAAACATTGATGTCCAAGATTGATGACCAGATAAAGATTGAATTTAGAAAAGGGAGAGAGTCTACCCTAAAAGCCGCTAGAAAAGTGATGGCCGCTTGGGAAAAAGATTCGGCACCGGATAGAGGAGCTTTCAATGAAGCTGATTTGGATGCTAAAAAACTAGCCATATTTTCCGGCTTTGGCGCTTTAAAACTTATTCCCCAATCTAATCCTTACGAGCAAAAACTAATTGCCATTGATTATCACGATTTGGTGTTTGAACCTTATGGAGGCAGGGATTTGGATAACCATATCTTTAAAGGCCAGCTCAATATTTTTAAATCAAAATATGAATTGATAAAAGGCGTAGAAGCCGGAATTTATGACAAATCAGATACCGAAAAATTGATTAACGGCACTGGCGAAAGCGATAAAAAGACGGCTCAAGACCAGCAAAACAACAAGGTCAACAGATTTTTGGCAATGGGAATTAATCCCGAACAATACGGCTATGTCGGAGATGAGGTTTGGAATTTTACCGAATTGATAACCAGATACGAAGACGAAGATTATTATTTGTTATTTGAAAGAGAATTAGGAATAGCGCCAATTTGCGAAAGAGTAATAGATAGATTCCCTGAGGGATTTTCTCCTTTTGTCGCTTGGCATACTGAAAGGAATCCGGTGAACTTTTTATGCCGAGCGCCGGTTGACGGAATCAGGCCGGTAGCCGAAGCAATGAGAATTTTGCTTAATCAGAACATCGATAATATCCAAAAGCGTAATTGGGATATGGTTTTATATAATGCCCGAAAGATTTTAAAACCTTCTCAGCTGGAATACCGGCCGCACGGATTAATCAGCGTCAAACTGAATGATAACGAGTCTATGAATAACGCTTACGCCAAAATGGAAACTCCCGATACTTCTACTATCACGATTAATCTTTTGTCCTGGCTTAATAATTTTACTGGCGAGAAGGTTGGAGTGACTCCTGGAACGCAAGGAAACTCCGATGAGGATAAGGTGGGAATTTATCAGGGAAATATGCAACAAGCAGCTGATAGATTTGGAATGATCAATAAATTCTATACCCAGGCTCATATCAAGATAGCCAAGAGATATAAAGCGAATCTGGCAAAATTTATGCCTCCTCGCAAATTTATGGTCAAGTTTATCGGCTTTAAAGGCTTGCAGGAAGAAGAATTGACCAGAGATGAGGCTAATCAGGATCTTGAATGTAATGTCGTCAGCTCCAATGCCGAGGCGATGAATAGCGAAATTACTCAAACAAAACAAGAAAAAGCCATAGACAGAATAATTACCAATCCTATTTTAACCCCGCAATTTTCACCGAGATTTCTGGCTGAAGAAGTTTTGAGAATAGGAGCCTATCCGGAAGATAAAATCAGAGTGGCTTTGGATAAAGAGGGTGGGGCCAATGAGGAATTGCTATCCGAGGCGGCAGGAGCCATAGAGCAGATTATAGACGGCGAACAGCCGAAGATTAACAAGGGGGCAAATATGGCCTACATCAAGAAATTAAGAGATTTTGCTAGAGATGAGGAAAATTTAACCGATGAAGAATACGCCAAGATATTATCTTTTGCCGCCGACCATTTGCAGATAGCCGAAGAAAACGAATTAGAGCAAAAGAGGTATGAGATGAGAGATCAGATTAAGCAGCAAGCGATGGCCCAGGAACCGCAAGGACAAACTCCTGCAAATAGTAATCCAATGGCGAATAATCAACCTATAAACGAACCGGCAACAATATGAACCCCGAAGAAACATTAAAAGATTTAGATGATTTAATCCGTAGGTTTGACGATCCGGCTTATCCAGACGACAAGGAAAAGCTAAAGAGCTGGAAAGAATCTTTAAACCAGGCGATGTTAATGGACGACTTGGCAAAACACGATGCAATTAAAATGATTATTGAAAAATACAGGCAGGAATTGATTGATATAAATACCGTTTTACAAGAAGCTGATTCGGAAAAATTGCCGGATAAGAAAAGAGACAGATTGCTGGATAGGAAAGAATTATATTTAGAATTTTTAGGATTATTTACTGACACCAAAAAAATTATTTCAGAGGTCGGGGTGGCAGTAAGTAAAGAAAAATCAAATTTAGAAAATAATAATTAATCAAAACATATGGCAAAAAAAACAAAAGCAATCGATGAAATCGAAGAATTAGAAGAAGAAACAAAAGGCCCTACTGCCGAAGAGAGAGTGGAAAAAGATGATGAAGGCAGAAAAGCGGCTTGTAATCCAGCCGGTAAATTTATAGCTATCCAGCTTACCGGAGATAACAGATGGAGAATTGTTGGCAAGAGAAAGCAATGGATTTCGGGAGTTCTTACGATGAAAGAAGCCCTAATCCTTGAATCAAATCTTAATTTAAAAGACCCAGAGCAGAAATCCTATAACAAGGTAGCCAAACAGGGAGCCTGGGCCGATGATCAGAATCTTGGAGTAAAAGACAGATAATTTTAGGGGTTTGGAGTTTCCCGTTTAAAAAACCTTATGAGGGTTTGTCACCCCTTGTATATTACAAAAATAAAACAGGCACTAAGAATTTGTGCCTTAAAAATAAACTATGACGACAACGCCAGAGGGATTAGAGCTCCCCAACGAAGAAGCTCAGAAAATTATTGACGAGTTAAAAACTGAAGGCAACGAATTTCCTAACTTAGAAGAAAAAAAGGAAATGGAAAAGCCGGAGGAAGAACCCGCCAATGAACCTCCCAAAAATACCGAAGAGGAATTAAAGACAGAGGAAGAAGCCAAAGCTCAAGCCGAGGCTGATGCTAAAGCTAGGGAAGTCGAGGATTCCAAAAGAGAAGCCCGACAACCTAAAATGATTCCTGCTTGGCAGATAGAAATGCAAAAAAAAAGGGAGGAGAAAGAACGGCAAGAGGAGGAAACAAATTTTGCCAAAGAGTTAGAAAGTTTAAAAGCAGAAATATTAACAATTAAACAAGGACGGGAAAAGCCAGAAACTGAACCTCAAGAAAATGAATTTGATAAAAAAATCAAATTATTGTCTGAAAAATATCCTGATGTCAATCAAGATTTTATAAAGGATATTTTATCTACATTTCCAAAACCAGAGAAAGTAGAACTCCCCGAAGATACCAAAGAAAAATTAAGCCTTTTAGATAAAATAGCTGTTGAAAAAAAACAGCAGGAAGAGGACTTAAAGTTTTCCAGGAATTTTGAAACCAAAATAATCGCTAAAATCAAAGAGCAATATCCGCAAGCTACGGCTGAAGATATTGAAGCGATTAAGGGTGAAATGAAGAGCCATTACTTTGACGAAAAGTATATCAAGCTCGGCATTGAAGAAATTTATACCCTTAAAAAAGGCGAATTGGAAAAACAAATCAGCCCGGAAACTAAAAAGACGGCCGAATTAGGCCAAAGGGGAGCAGGTAGAAGAGGTGAAGCAGTCGATTATTCTAATCTTACTGAAGAGCAATTTAATAAAATGTCTCAGGAAGAACAGGATAAAGTAATCGACTGGAAATCGAAGCACTCTCGTCTTTAAAAATTAAATGGCAAATAGTTTAACAGCTTCTTCGCCTACATACTGGAGCGCCATTATGGGCAAGAAGTTATATAAAACTGTTATCTTTCGTGCCATCACCGATTTCTCCGAGGAATCATTGCTAAAGGGCAATGGTGTCATCGTAGACAGACCTTATCGGTCTGATATTGTCGGCGAGGACTACACGAAAGGAACAGCTTTGACAGCTCAGGATTTAACAAGCACGACTGATAAATTAACCATCAATAGATTCAAATCTTTATTGATGTATGTAGACGATATCGATCGCTTACAGAATAAATATAATTCCGTCAAGGAATGGTCTGAAGAAGCAGGACAGAGATTGGGAATATTGGTTGATTCCGATATTCTCTACGAAGCTATCAACTGCGTAGCGGCAAACGAAATTGACGATTCGGAGTTGGGTGGCACGGCAACAGAAGGAATCACTTTGACAGCGTCAAATATTGATGATGTCTTTGGTGAAATGAGAGAGGTGATGGATAACGCCAATGTCCCTGAAGAAGAAACTTACTGCACAATATCTTCATTATTTAGAAATAAATTATGGCAAAGAATTGGCGGCAAGGAATCTATTTTAGGCGACAAAACAGCCGAAACAGGAAACATTGGAACTTACAACGGATTTAAAATTTTTAAGACCAATAATCTTACCGGCGTAGCCAGATGGACTCCGGCTGATAATCCGACCGATGAAGCGACTATCACTATTGAGGGTATTACTTTCACTTTCCAATCAGTGATTGGAACAACTGCCGGTAATATTCTTCAGACAACCTCGTTGGCTGTCACGATTGATAACTTAGTGGCTTTGATTAACGCCGGTGGCGTTGGAGATGACACTAATTATGTCAGTCTTTCAACAGCCAATAAGAGAACCGTCCAAAATTGGGTAGCCTATGATGGCGCAACTTATTTTGAAATAAGATGTAAAGGAACTCCTACCTTAACAGTAGCTAGCTCCGAAGCGGCCGATACTTGGGATGCCAAGTATATGGTGCAAAACATCTTGTTTGGAAGAAAGAAAGCTATCTCAGCGGCTATTCAGACCGATCCGATGGTCGATGTGGCAATGGCCTCTACAGTTTCAGCGGGCAAGAGAGGAACTAATGTTATGCCTTTAGTGGCATACGGCAAGACTGTCTTTAACGCCGGAACTTACGAGATTGGCCGTCTTGAAGTCAGGATGGACTCCTAATAATTAACTAACCTATTTTGCGGAGGGGAGCTTAAAAACTTCCCTCCCAAGATTAAAACAAAAATGAACAAAATTTTAATCGGGTTAGTTGTCTTGGCGGTTGCCGCCTTGGGAATAATTTTTCCAATCCAAAAAATATCTTTGGGCGGGACTATCCATTCTATTCAGGAGATTTTTAAGGGAGGGATAGACACTCAAGATTTGATTCAAGGAGGGGGAATTACCACTGTCACAGCCGGCACGACCGTCACTTGGACTGCCGATAATATTTGCGACAATTCAGTAATCAAATGGGTGCCAACAGTCACTTCGGCGGTCAGCACAACAACTATGCCGACAGCTGCGGCTCTGATTTCGAAATGCCTTAAAAATAATGGAAGCTTCAAAGATATAATCTTCTATAACGCCGGAACATTCGCTTCCAATACTGTCGCCTTTACAATGGGAACTGGCGTGACAGCGTTGATTTACGAGGCAACAGGAGCCGACATGGTGATTGAGGGGCTAAACATTGCTCATATCAGATTTACCAGAATGACCGATACAACGGTTTATATGTCAATTAACGAGCAATTAGTCCAATAAAAATATGAGCAAGATAACAAACATACTTTTAGCAATATTCTGCATAGTAGCGTTGGTTAGTCTTGTTATTAGTCTGCAAAACGGGGCCGATGTTAAAGTCGGCTCCGCAGACTATACCAAGATTCAAGACGGGATAACGGCGACAGCAAAAAGCGTTCCGGCTTCTTATGTTTCGGCTTCTGCTAATTTGGTTGCTGATGTAAATATAGCTAGGACTTATTTGAGAATTGAATGTCCGCCTAATCAAACAGAAGTCACCTTGCAATTAGATGACGCAACTTCAACAATAGCCCTAAGAAATGGCATAATTTTATCCGCTGGAGAATATTTTGAGATGCAAGGCCCGATGCTTTATACCGGAAAAATAATGGGTATTGCTTCATCTTCTACATCAACAATCAGCGTAATTGAAAAATAAATGCAAATAGAGCCAAGAAAAATTTATCCTATAGTCAGGAACTTAGAAGACCCGACAGATACAGATACCCATTATGTAAGGGCTTTTGTATATAAACCTGATACAGATGAACTTTTGGACACTCTTTCGCTTGTGGACAAGGGTGGCCAAAGGTTTGTTTATAATTATGAAATTCCAGGAGACCCAGGCGGTCAGGGATATTTCCTGCATATAGTTGTTAAAGTTTATGACGATTCTGGTTATGCGACCGAAAGCACCAGGTATGAAAGAACCCAGGAAGAAATTTTAGTCAAAGAAGAAAAGATTAGCTTGGGAGGAGGCGGTGGAGCTGATATTTCTTATAAGAAAATCCAAGAAATAGTTAAAAATGAGCTGGAAAAGCTACCGAAGCCAGAACCTCAAAAAGAAATAAATCTTAAAGAAGTTTTGATTGCATTGGCAATAGCTAAAAAAGAAATTGAAAGCAAAATTCCTTCTTTTAAAGATATAGAATTTCCTAAGCAGGAGAAAATTGATTTAAACCCAGTTTTAAAGGCCATTGCCAATATCAGGATTCCAGAACCAGAAAGTATAGATTATAACAGATTATCTTTTGAATTTGTCAATGGAATAGATGAAGTCAAAACTTTGCTAGATAATCTTTTAAAAATTGTTAAAGAATTTGAGAATATTAATAAGGAGGAATTGGTTAAGGTTAAGGAAGACTTAGCAAGACCTTTGATGATGGAATTTCCTAAAGATATGAAAGTCAAAAGAGATATAGAAAAAGTAGAATCTAAAAGGCCGTCGCTTCCGAGTGATTATTTTAAAAAAATAGGATTAGTTAAATAAAAATATGACTACCGGAACAGAATTAAAAGAATTCACCGAAAGCTTAAGGAACGGTGAAACAATAGAGGAGACAATATTTTACCAGCTGGCTAATTTGGTTAAAGCCAAAATAGAGTCTATGAGAAACTGGAAAGTCTTGGAGTCCGATGATTCTACTAAAACCGCTAGTCCAGGAGATACTTTTCTGACAACTAAAGACTTGCCAACTGATTTCGTTTCCATGATAGAATTATTTACCGCCAAAGCCGATGGCTCCGGCGAATTATATTATACGCCCATACCTTTTAGAAAAAGACACGCTTTTCAAAGAACTTCCAATAAATATTATATTGACTATAAAAATAAAAAGTTTGCTTTATGCGGGACGATAGGAGAGTCCCGGACGATACACCAAATTTATAAATGCACAACTGACGATATAGACGAAACTAATGGTTGGGATTTTCCCGACAGATTTCATCCGATTATCGGATTCTTAGTGGCGGCGATTATTAAATCTGGCGTAGATTATGATACTTATAATATTCAAATGGCGATTAATAATAATGCCGAAGCTAAGGAGATACTAGACATAATGATAACTTGGGATGCGGAACTGGCAGAGCAAGAGCTGAATAATACTTACGATTCAAATACAAGTTGCGATTCAGACGGCATAACAACGGCTGAATCAGGAGATGGAAATTTAGCAAGTTATTAAAAATGACGAATATAAATCCACAAAATTTAATAGACGACTATATCATTGATTCTTTCCTGCCTGGTTATGTCACTAAGTTTGAAGCTGAAAGCGTCAAGCCTGGAGCAATAACTGATGGTTTGAATTGGCTGGTAAAAGGCGACAAAGTTGAATTGAGGCGTGGCCAGAAACTTATTGGAATTGACGCCGGAATTGGCAAGATTACAGGAATGGGCGTGGCCAGAAAGATTGACGGCACCGACATAATGTTTAAAACAAGGGCAAGAAAGATAGAATATTACGATGAAGCAACCTCGGACTGGATAGAAAATGGCTCGGATGTTTTGCCTTTAGCCGCTTCGGGAGAGGATATTTCCGTTGAGCCTTATTCAGGAATGGCCGGATATGCGGTTTATCTTTCTTCTCCTAATAGCTCAATTTATAAAATAATGATTTATAACCCAGGCGATCTGATTGACTTTGTTTCAACCGATTTCAGAGGAAAAATTAAAATAAGAAACGGGGGATTGTTTGTCTGGGATAAATTAGGAGGCCAGGGGCAAGTTGACAAAACAGGTGTTCATAGGTCAAATTTGGATAAAGACGAGTATTCCGGCTACACCTTAGTGAGCGGTGAAAATATCGGCACAGGAGATGGTTTAGAAAAAACTTTTAATGATGTTCTAGCTTTTAAAGCGGCTGGCGCTAAAAGAAGTTGTTTTGGAATAACAGCTACCGATGGCACAGAAACTTTTACCGATAATTTTGACGGAACTCTGACCGGAAGTTTAGGCGGGACAGGAACGATAAATTATACCAATGGGGCAATATCGGTGACTTTTAATTCCGCCCCGGCTGGCTCTCAAGCTATTACTTGCGATCATTATTGGGCTGACGATACCAGCGACAGCTTGATAGATTTTTCTTACACGGCGGTCAGGGTGGCTGGGGAAGGATTTCAGGTGAGGCAAGATGATGGTGGCGGTCCAATGCAAAACCTCGGAGAATATAATGGAGTTTATTATTGCTTGCATTTAAAAAGAACTTGGGCTTTGACAGTTTCAGCCGATGATGCCACCGCTTCCAATCTGCCTTACCGGAATAAAGTAGGCATACCTTACTGGCTGGCAATGGCTGAAACGGGAGAAGGAATTTATTATGTTGATTGCTCTGATGACAATGATGTCCGGATAAGAATTTTGACTTTAGGCAGTTATTCTACTGAAGTAATTCCTAAATCAATATCCGATTTAATTGATCTATCGGGTTATGAATTTGACAAAGCGGTTATCAAAGAATTCGGCGATTATATTAATGTCGCTTGCCGGAGAAAAAACTCCACAGAAAATGACAGGATGTTCGTTTATGACAGGAATTTAAAACTTTGGAATCCGCCGACCGATTATCAGGCCAATCGATTGGCGATTTATAATGGCGCTTTGGTAGCTGGAGATTCAACAACGAATAATGTTTATGAATTATTTTCCGGTTGGGATGATGACGACTCGTTGATAGATAATTTTATTACTTTTAATAATACAAATTGCGGGGCAGAAGGAACTAAAAAAGCCCATAAGTTTTTAGTTCGTGGGGAAATAGACAAAGACCAGTTTTACAAAATTTATGCCTCTTTTGACGATGAGGATTTCGTAGAAATAGGGGAAATAAGGGGAGATGGGGAATATGTCAACTCTGGGATAAATGTGTCCGTGGGGGCTTCTACGATAGGCAAGCATAGCATTGGCGGAGGCAACGATGAAGTTTACGCTCACCCCTATGAAAGAGAATTTACTTACCACACCGATTTATTTGAGAAAGTTAAAATTAAGTTCACGGCTCAAGGAATAGGATATTGTGGAATTTCAAGATTCGGTTTTAAAGATATTCGTTACAAATCAAGAAAAGTCGCTAATAAATATTTAAAATAATATGTTTAATCAAATTTTACAATCAATCGGGACAGTAATAATCGGAGCTTGTCTGGCAGTCGCCGGATGGCTGGGATATGAGCCTAATTTAGGAACAACTATCACCCAACCAGTGGCCTTCTTTGAGTCGTCATTGGCTACAAAAATAACATCTTCGGCTACCTCAATGACTTTAGTGTCGGGAACGGATAAAGCAGGCAATGACCTTAACGGATATATGTGTTTTACCTTAGAAGAGGGTAGCGTATCGCAAGAGGTTGCTTGCGGCACGGCTTCAGGAACAGCTATTACAGCAATGATAAGAGGAGTATCGCCGACCGACCCGACGCTAGAAGTATCTGCTTTGCAAAAAGAACATCGCAGAGGAGCTTCGGTCAAGATTACCGATTATTCTTTTGTTATTTTATCAAGAATTTTAAACGGCGATGAAACTTTACCCAATACTATAAGTTATGCCACCGACACCGCAAGCTTTACCAATAATGCCCAGATACCTAATAAGCTTTATGTGGACAGCGTGGCAACCTCTGGGGCGGCCCAAGCCAGCGAGATAATCCCTGGGTTGGTAGAACTAGGCACTAAGACCGAATTATCGGCTGGAACGGCTACTAGTGCCGCTACGACCTATCTAGTGCCAAAGTTAAGCTATTTTAACCAGACATCAACCGCTACATCAATGGTGCCAGTGACAAATTCTTCGGGCAAACTATCTCAGGGATTTTTAGATTTGGCTGCTAATTGGACTTTTTCAGGAACAACTACTCAAACGACGATAAATAATACTTTGGCGGTAACGGGGACTTCTACTTTTGCCACGACCGTTGTTTTTTCTGCCGCCCCGACTATCAATGCCACCGCCACAGTAGGAACTGATGCAGTAAATAAAAATTATGTTTCTTCTCTTTTTAATTTAGTTACTACCACCTCAACAGAATCTGCTTATTTAAGAAATTCCAATGATGGGGCGACAACAACCATTGGAACTTCTTATGTAAAATTAAAAGAAACAAAGATTTTATCTATCGCCTCCGGAACAATAGAAACAATAGCTATCCAATTCGGTTTATCGGCCGGGTCAGATAATACGGCCGAGGCAAAAGTTTATATTAATGGAAATCCGGTAAGTGCAGAATTCCAACATAGTGGTGCTGGATATACTACAGAAACATTTTATACCACAACCACCCTTGCGGTTAATGACTTAATCCAAATATATGGTAAGCAAACGGGAATAAGAGAGTGCAACGTTAATAATTTCAGAATTTATTATAAGGGACGATTAGTTTCTATTAATGGATTTACTCTAGAAAACAATATTTATACTATAGCCATTCCAACAATTACATTTCTTAATACGGCCATATAATTGGACTGAAACTTATTAAAAATAACTAATTAAAACACTATGGCTCGCTATAAACTTCCAGGAACAAATACAATAGTCGACCAATACGGCAAAACCGATATGTCTGTTTTTAATGAATATACGCCAGGCTCGCAAGAGCTGAAAGATTATATTGGCGGGCTTTCTGATTATCAGGCTTCGGAAACCTCAAGCGTGGCCAATGATGAAACAAGAAGCGCCAGATATAATGCCGATGTCAATTCTATCAACTCTATGCAAGAACAGCAGAGGTCTGACGCTTTAGCTTCTTTAAATGCAAAACTCAATGCCATAGATACAAGAGTTAATGCCAAGATAACGGAGGAAAGGCAAGCGGAAGTGGGAAAGTTGGGCCAACAACGAGGGCTTAATGTGCGGGGAGGTTTAGCAGGCAGTAATTTTGCGTCTTCGGCAAACCAAGGAATAAAAGATACTACTAATAAAAATATATCAACTATCAAGGCAGCTGGTAGATCTGATGCTTCTGTGGCCCAAGCAGAATTACAGACAGCATTAAACGAAATTGATGACAGAGCATATACTAGATTGCAAAATGCAGAGACGTTAGATGAAACAACGAGAGTCAATAATAAAACATCTGCTTTATCTAATTTAACCACAATGGCCAAATCGGGAACTGGCACCTGGGACGATATTGTCAAATCAGGAGTTTCAAAACAACTGGCGGAAGAGAGCGGGTATTCGGAAGATTATTTAAAACTTTTATATCAGACTCAACAGCCTGGAAAAACAGAAATCTATAAAGGATTTCAGAATGGTAATTTTGTTTATATAACGCAGGATAGCTTAGGTAAAATTACCACTCAAACTTATTCGGCCGAGGAAATGGGAATACCAGAAGACGACAATGCTGATTATAAATTTACCGATCCCGATGAAAACGGAAATATCTGGTATTACGACAGTAAAAATCCGAATGCTGGATTAAAAAAAGTGGGGCAGGTAGCAACGGCTTCAAGTCAATTTGGAACTAGTCAATCTGGTTTTGAACAATTCAGCCAAGAGCAGATAGCCTTATCAGTTATGCCGACACAATTAAGGAACTCCAACGCTGAACGGGAATTTTTGCTCAAGGGAATAAGAGCGGGATTGGCTCAAGGATTAACTCCTTATCAGATAGCCGATAACTTAATGGGATATAAAATAGACGAAGATAAAAAGGGAGAATTTTCTGACAATATCAGGCAATTGATGGCTATGGATTCTAATTCTACGGCCCAAGACGCTTCAAATTACGCTCGTTTAATAAATTCGGGCAACAAAGAAGCGGTTATCACTAAACTTGAAAAATCAATATTAAAGGGAACTGAGGGAAAAGAAAAAGAATCTTTGTCTATCTATACTAAAAAATTCGGGGATAAGGCCATTACTGAGATAAATAATCAACTTGATAAATTGGGGATTGTGGCAGGGAATTGGGAAAAACAGAAAAAGAAATTTACCAAATCAACTGAATTTCAAACATTAACTTCGGATTTAGCCGGATTGACTGCCGAATGGAGAAAATCATTAGTAGGGACTGCCGTCACAGAAAGCGAATTAAAATTCATTAACGAACTTATCGCTAGTGTGGCCGATAATCCATACAACGCCATAGCCAAAATAGAATCCTTGCAGAATACCAATTTATACAATGCTAACTCGGTCAGATCGGCTTACAATCTGCCAGTGTTAAATTACGATACTTTAATTGATACCAAAAAGAGGGTAGGGCTTTATGGCGCCGAATCTTCCACGGAGTCGGGTGGGGGAAGCCAAGAAGATCCATTAAACATAAGACAATAATATGACAATAGATGAATTTGGCAGAACAATAAAAACAAAATATCCTCAGTATAACGATTTATCAGATGCCGATTTGGGACAAAAAATGTTGGCGAAATATCCTCAGTATTCAGATATGATTGATACGCCAGTAGAACAAAAAAAACCATCAACCTTGGGAAGTGTTTGGAATACCGCTAAAAATATATCTACGAAAATTCAGGATACGCAAAAAAACTTAGCGATTGGAGCTGGCAAAGGTGTTGTTTCTACTTTAAAAGGAATTGCTACTTTAGGAGAAAAGGGAATTAAAGCAGTTTTGCCACAAAAAGCGGAAGAAGTTTTATTTCCGTCAAGCGTTTACGGAGGAAAAACAGTCGCCGAAACACAGATACCGGAAAACGTGACTAAGCCTTCTAATGTCGCTCAAGCGATAGGAAAGGGTGTTGAGCAAATTGGAGAATTTTTAATTCCAGTTGGGGGTGAGGTTAGAGCATTGAATGCCTTAAAAAGTTTAATTCCAAAGGCTGGAAAAGCTTTGCAATTAGGAGCAAAAGCGATAGGAAGTGGTCTTGAGTTTGCCGGAAAAACTGCGGCACAAACAGGGGGAGATAAATTGCAAACAGGAGTATCGAGTGGAATTGGTTTAGTTTCTCCAGTATTAGGCAAAGCGGTAGGGTCGCTAAAAAAAGGTGCAACAGAGGTCTTGCCAGAAAGATTAAATTCAATCATTTTTAAAACAGCAGAAGATGATTTAAGGGCGGCATATAAAACTATTGCTAATGGAGAAGAATTAAATCCTACCTTAGCAAAAGAAGCACTAGAAAGAGGCATAAAAGGAAATTCTGAAAATATGGCTGTTTATTCTTTTAAGAAATTAGAGGAATTAGAAAATAAAGTTCAAGAATCAGTAAAAGGAATAATTGGAAATGTTAAACAAGTTATAAATTTAGACAACAAAAGTGGTTATCAAAATGTTTTACAAACCATAAAAGACACATTTAATAAAACTTTTAATACAGAAAGAGCAAAATCTGCCCAAGCTTTATTAACGGAATTAAAATCAATAAAGGGAAATACTGTTTCAACTGATTTAGGATTAAGATTACGAAGATTTATAGATGATATGAGAAACACAAAATCTTTTACATCTAATCCAAATCTTTCTGCTATTCAAGAGGGATTTAAAGAATCAACAAATCAATTAAGAAAAAAGCTCGCTGATGCGGGCTTAGAAGATTTAATGAATGAAGAGAGGGTTTTTATAAGAGCATTGGATGATATTGTTGAAGACGCAGTTAAAAGAAAAAATAAAAATGTTTTAGGACTCTTTGATTTGCTTGCTGGAGGAGGTGGAATGGCATCTGGCGGGCCATTAGGGGGAGTTTCAGCTGCTTTAGCCGTTAGAGGATTCCAACAACCATTTACTATAACAAATTTGGCCCAAGCACTTTATAAAATGAGAAATATTCCTTCGTTGCAAGGATTATTTAAGACGATACCGCCGGCAATAAATCAAATAAGTCAGTAATTATGGCTGGTCTGCCGGAAAAATTGCAGCAACGATAACTAGACCCAATATTAAAAGTATTATTCCGATAATAGTCATAAATTTGACCCAAGCAAGTCGTTAAACTGCTAAAGCACATTTAATTTTTATTTCGCCTGCTCATTTTTTCTTTCTTCTTCTTTCTTTTTTCTTAATTATTCCGGTAATGCCCTTGATTAACGCCTTTTCTCCCTTATTAAAAGAGAGAAGAAAACGAAAATATGACAGATGATTTTTCAGAAAAATGAGGTCGGAGTTGCTATTAACCTCGTAAGGCATATTCCCCTCCCTTTCGGGACAACTCGGTCGCTGGTTGATAGGCGTCAATCAGAGCCAGCACATCTTTATAATTTCAGGGAAAAGTTTATTCCGTATAAAGCCCAAACTTTACGATAGTTTAAAACGATAACCTATATGCCGAATTTTAAAGAAAAATAATCGTTTGTATAAAAACAGAACCCCGCTCGGTTAGAAGCAGGGTTCTGTCGGAAAAATTCCTTATAAGAAATTTAATCTTCTAACCAAGATTACTTAATAATAACAAACTATAACTCTTTGTCAATAAGCAGAGTCATAACCAATAATTAAGTCAATATGCAAAAACCCCAAGTTATCCCCGACAATAAAGAAGCTATTTTGGATCTTTTATTACAAAGTCAGCACTCCAATTCTTCTGAAACCAACAAACTTTTAGAGATGATTTTACAGAATTATTTAAAATAAAATAATTAACAAATAATGTCAATGCCCAACAAATTAAAAATCATTTCCATATCAATATCAACTATCCTTGTCACGGGAGCTATTTTGTTTGGCTTAAACAGAAACGAGATAACTTTCGGGGCTGTTTTATCGCCTTGGCTCAATAACGGCACCACAACGGAATTAAGAACACCCTCTCATAATGTCAGGATACAAAGTCTGACTAGTTGCGATACTATAGATACTAACGCCTCGGGGACTTTGGTGTGCGGAACGGATGATGGGGGATCCGGTGCTTTTACCACCACCACCATCAATAATCTTTCCTCAACTAATTACACCTTTATAGGAGCGGGAGGCGTTGCTATCTCTACCACCTCGCCCAACATTATCACTATAACCTCAAGCACTAGCACCGGGATTACTTTAACAGCTTTATCAGCCGTTGCCCCGATAGTCTATGACAATACGACCGGTATTTTCACTTGGAATAACAGCCCGGGATATTTAACCGGCTCTTATATCGGCATAAACTATGTCCCGACCAGCACTCTTGCTAATTATTATACCGGTTCTTATATCAACACTAATTATGCCGCTACCAACTCATTGGCCAGTTATTTAACTTCGGCTTATGCGGCTACAAATTATCTGGCAACTGGAACCGCCGCCAGCACTTATTATTTGCAGACCAATCCATCGGGCTATATAAACAGTGCTTATGGTAATACTAATTATGTTTCTAGCACAACTATTGGAAATTACCCGACATTAACTTATACTAATGCTAATTATGCGGCGTCCTCATCGCTTTTATCTTACTTGTTATCTTCAGCTTCTTCTTCTTTTGCTTGGAGAGCTAATAATTTATCTGACCTGCAAAGCACTTCAACCGCAAGGACTAATTTAGGTCTTGTTATAGGCACAAATGTCCAGGCGTATGACGCCAATAATGCCACTACAGGTTCGTCTATTACTGGATTTTCAGGAGTTCTTGCTTACGATCACGGAGGCACTGGCACTTCAACCGCTTTAGCTAACCAATACTTATGGTGGGGCAATGGTTCGGGCGGGTTAGTCCAAGTTGCAAGTTCTACTTTAGCGGGAAGCGGTGTTCTTTCAGGTGGACAAACTAATTTTGTCCCTTATTGGACATCGCCAACTTCTATGGCAACGACGAGCATATATGTTAATGCGACAACAACATCTTTTAAAACAGATATAAAAACAGACAGATATCTAAATAGCGATACTAATACTTTTTTGGGCATAGGAGTGGCGGGTGCAGGAAACTTAGTTAACACCACTTCAACCGATGGAATGTATAACACCTTTATAGGCCAGTATGCAGGATATAGCGATACTATAGGCCAGTTAAACGTGGCATTGGGAAAGAACGCATTGGTATCTAATACCACGGGAAATTACAATATGGCTATCGGCAGATCGTCTTTGGGTAATTTATCTTCGGGAAGTGGAAATATAGCTATTGGTGATTTATCTGGAAATTATTATTCAGGATACAATAACCTAGCATCGTCAAGCAATTCGGTATTTATCGGAAATAGTTCTTTTGCTTTAGCTAATTCATCTGATAATGAAATAGTTATCGGATCTACTGCCACTGGTCTTGGCTCCAACTCTGTGGTCTTGGGCAATGACTCAATACTGACAACAGCCTTGAAAGGGAAGGTGGGAATTGGGACGACAGCACCGACTGAAACTTTGACCATCCAGGCTACTTCTACAAATGCTATTTTTGGAGCATACACTTCTTCTTCTATCGCCAAGTTTATCATTGGCGCTAACGGCAATGTCACCACTGGCACCTGGAAAGCCACACCCATTGACGCCCAGTACGGAGGCACCGCCACTGATACTTCTGGCTGGACGGGGTTTCCATATATTGCCTCTGGAGTCTGGGGGACATCATCTGCTGGCCTTCTCTCCGGCGGCCAGACAAATTATCTACCTTTATGGACCGGCGCTACTTCTTTGGGGACTTCTACTATTTATGCCAGTTCTTCAGGTAATATCGGAATTGGGACGACGAATCCACAAAGTAAATTACAGATTATTAATGGTGGAATTTACCTTGGAAGCCCTAGTTATGCTGGTAATGGTTTATTGATAAAACAATCTTCTGATACTTTATTTAATGGTATTACTTTGGAAGTTTCAGGTAGCACTAACGCTGGAGGCATGTATTATAATTCTGATGCATTAATTTTAAGAAATACTGCCATTGATACGATGGCAATTAAAAATGGTTACGTCGGCATCGGCACCACTTCGCCTTCAGCTAAACTTGATATTTACAATGGCAACATTGATTTGGACAATACCGCCTCTACCTCTTACGGGATGATTACAAAGGGAGGGGATAGGTTTTTATCTGATTTTAATTATGGCTGGAACGGAACGGTGACGACTGACGGATATAATACGTTCTTGGGGTTAAACGCTGGAAATCTGACGATGGGTTCTACAGCGACAACCGTTACGCAGTCCAGCAGAAATACGGGAATTGGCTACCAATCACTTTATGCTAACACGACTGGCTATGGAAATACTGCTTTAGGTTATAAATCTCTTATAAACAATACAGAAGGCTATAGAAATACTGCTCTTGGACACGCTACTTTATTTAATCTTACCACAGGCTACAACAATATCGGTATTGGATATAGTGCATTGTTTTCCGAGACTACTGGCTATAATAATGTCGGTATTGGATATGAAACCTTGAAGAATTCTACATCTTCTTATTCTAATGTTGCTATTGGCTATAAAGCGTTGAATTCAAATACTTCTAGTCTGTATAATACCGCTGTAGGCAATCTTTCTTTATATGCTAATACCACTGGTGGTTTTAATACCGCCTTAGGCGCTGATGCTGGAAGATATATCAATGGAGGCTTAAGCAATGAGATGTCAAGCTATTCCGTATATCTCGGACAAAATACCAGGGCTTTAGCTTCAGGCGACAGTAATGAAATAGTCATCGGTTATAATGCTATCGGCTTGGGCTCAAACTCGGTGGTCTTGGGCAATGATTCAATACTGACTACAGCTTTAAAAGGAAAAGTTGGTATAGGTGATACTTCTCCAAGTTATAACCTAGAAGTCAACGGCACTACCTCCACCACTAATCTAAGAATATCAGCTTTAGCAGGGCAGACAGGCTGTCTTTCAGTTGACGCCAGCGGTAATGTCAGCACTTCCACCTGTTCAGGAGGCACAGGCATTACCACCCTTAATGGACAGACAGGGGCTACACAAGGATTTGCTACATCTAATGATACCAACATCGGATTAAAAATAGTTTCAGCTGGCGATACTCATACCTTTACCCCTCAATGGATAGGCACTTTAGCTGACGGCAGAATTGCCTCGGCCGCCAATTGGAATACTGCCTATGGCTGGAATGTGCCCACCAACTATATCTCAACTACCACTCTTTTAAGCTATCCGACTACTGCTTATATATCTGCTAATTATTACTCAACTTCAACGATTAACGCTTCTAGTTCTTCTTGGTTATCTGACATTAATTGGAACGGAGGAAATACCGGTTTAGTCGCTTCTACCGGTCGGGCTTCTCTGGGCTTAGGCGATGCCTCATTATTGGCTTCTTCTACTTGGGTCAAATGGACTGACGCTTCAACTTCTAATTGGAATTTAGGATATAACGCTTCGTTAAAGCTTGGCACAATTACCGATACAAAATGGTGCTCGGCTTCGGGAACGCAGATATTCTGCGAGCAGAACGCACCGGCTGGCGGAGGAGTGACGAGTTTAAATTCTTTAACTGGTGCATTAACTTTATGGGGGACAGCCAATCGATTAACTGTGACAGCATCAGGAACTGTTGGCTTAGTAATGGATATCGGAAGTAATTTTTACGACAAGACTTATATTGATACTAATTTTACATCTACAAGCTCTTTAACCTCTACTCTTACTGGATATATGACGACATTTGCAACAAGTGTCTTTGCTTTAAAAACTGAGAACCTTCACGATTTACAAAGCACAAGCACAGCTCGCACCAATCTTGGATTGGGGACAATGGCATTAGAAACAGCCTCTAATTATCCGACACTAACTTATACTAATGCTAATTATGCGGCGACCTCATCGCTTTTATCTTACTTGTTATCTTCAGCTTCTTCTTCTTTTGCCTGGAGGGCAAACAATCTTTCAGACTTATCAAATACTTCAACGGCCCGGACAAATCTTGGTCTTGTTATAGGAACTAATGTCCAGGCGTATGATTCTAATAATGCAACAACGGGGACATTTACAGCCGGCGACCATTTAACTTTAACTGGAACTGATTTTGATTTGGATGCGGAAATATATCAAAAAACAGCTTCAATAAATATAATAAACGCAACAAATACAGTAGAGGCAATATTTAAAAAGCAAAAAGCATTTACAATTACAAAAGTTTCTTGCAATTCCATTAACGGAACAACAACATTTAATCTCTTAGAAAGGACAGAGGCAGCACCGAATACAGCAGGAACGGCAGTTTTATCAGCTTCGTTAGTTTGCGGAGTGTCGGGAACTGCCAGCTCATCTGCTTTTGCTAATGCTGGAATAGCAGCTTCGGCTCCAGTGGCGGCTTCAACTACAGCAGTATCTGGGACTAATGTCAACACTTATATTCATATAGATTATACGATAGACGAATAATTAACTAACTAAAAAACATATGGCACAAACAATTTCAGTAGTAGACGCAAAAACAATTAAAATAGAAGATTCAAACGAAAGTTTGATAGATTATGAGCAATATAAGTCGGGTATTGAGAGAGATTTAAATCAAGCCATAGAGGAAAAACAAATGCAAGAACAGGAAGTCTCTCAAGGACAGACCAGAATATCTAATTTAGAAGAAAGGATTACTGAGTTACAAACAAAACTTGATTATGTTAATTCAGAACTTCAACCGCAAATAGACGCTTTAAAACCTGTGGTGGAAGAAAAAATTATAGAAGAAGGTGGAGATGAAGAACCTATTGTATAAAATTAAAAACTGGTTTAGCAATGTTTGGAATTGGCTAAAAAAACAGGCAAAGAAAATTGCCCTCTTTATGGAGTATGGATAAATTGCCCAAATTGGTTTCTTTGATTAGTTCGGATTAGTCCGTTCTTTAAATCATAAAGTTTATGGCAAGAAGTGCAAAGAGAAATATAATCGTCTAAAACTCTACGATATTTATGGTCAATGTTGGCCCAATGAATACTTTTAGGGGTTGTATATTCTTTACCACAAAATTTGCATTTTTTAGGAATTCCTTTATTAGAATATACCCATCTATGAATTCCCTGATAACCGACATCATCGCCCTTCCAATTCCAATGTTTTTCATTAGAAATTTTAAGATTTCTTTTCCCTTTACCCCAAGCACCATTTATCTTAATCCATTGTTGCAATGCTTTTATGGCTTTAGGAAATCCTTTATGTCCTTTTTTGAAATTACCATCATTGGGATGTTTAGAAAGATATTTTGACGCACATTTTTGAGAACAAAATTTTGCTTTACCAATTTTTATATCATAAATATCGGCATTTCGTTCTTTACCGCAAATTAAACATTTAATAATTGGCATAAAATTAAAGCCCCGCTTCATAACGATTACAGCGTTAATCCACGGGGCAAATAAATAATATAATAATCGGTCGCTGTAATCAACCAAGTTAATTATAACAAATGAATATAGTTAGTCAAATCAAAAGAATATACGGTTGGATTAAGGTAAAAATCAAAAAAGTTTTGATTGTTTTAGGTTTTATAGGAATTGCCACTGCGGCCACCCTGACTGCTTCTGACTTAAATACCAACGATGTTTCTATTGAATCTCTTGCTACTAAATATCAAATGGCAACTGAAATCAAAGCAGAATACTCATTAAGCAACGCTTCTCTAATAAAAACTGAAGTTAAAAATCAAGAGCTGGATAAATATACTGGCGAATTCAAAGACGAAGTAAGGGTGGAAATTGGCGAAATAAAAACTATTTCAACGCCTATTTTAGGCGGTTTATTGGGGGTGGAAAATGAGCAGGTAATTGAGCCTTCAATTAGTTTATCTCGCTGGGGAGAAACAAATTTGAAAATTAAGCCGAACCTTTCAGATGTAGAAAATAAAGATAAAAAAATTATTCTTAATGAAAATAAAATCAGATTTGAAACACCTAAGATAGATTATGATTTTTATAGTTTTTCGGAAGGAGAGGGTGGCTACAAAATGGTGTGGTTTTTGAAGGAGAAGCCCGAAAGCAACATCATATCCTTCCAGATCGAGAGCCAAAATTTAGATTTCTTTTACCAGCCCCCCCTCACCCAAGAATACCAAAACGGCTATTCAGAGGAATGGCAAAAAGAAATAGTAGTTTCCGAAACCCAAGTCAAGGATTTAGAGGGAAATGTTTTAGTGGAACGCCCTGAAAATACAGTCGGTTCTTATGCCGTTTATCACTCCACCAAAGGCGGGATGAATGATGCTAATGGCAAGGATTATAAAGCCGGCAAAGCATTTCATATTTACCGACCGCATCTCTTTGACGCAAACGGACTGGAAGCGTGGGGAAATCTGCACATTGAAAACGGTATTTACTCGGTAGAAATCCCGCAGGACTTTTTAGACAAGGTTCAATTTCCCTTAAAATCAAATGATGAGTTTGGATATCATACTAACGGATTATCTTCGGCAGATTTTACTGCAAGTTCCATCTTAACAAATGGTTCTACATATACAGGAATAAGTGGTGTAGTTAATAGTATTTCATTATATTGCAAATATGTTACATCGAGAACGGCTCGTTTTACAATGCATATTTATGACACTTCTTCTCCATCAAATAAAATAGATGTTTCTCAAGAAATTACTCCTATTTCTACAATGTCTTGGCTAACAGGAAATTCTACTTTATCTCCAACTCTTTCTGTCGGAACAACATATTATCTTACTGAAATGCAAAAAAATAGTTATTCTTATGTAGGTTACGATACGCAAGTTCCTTATAATAAATATAAATCTTCTATAACTTATGGAACTTGGCCTTCCACAATAACTTGGAATGGAAATTATACTACAATAATTATCTCCATCTACGCCACCTATACACCTGGGGGGGGAGGGGGTGCGGTAGCACCCAGCCCACAGGTCATCATAATTGAGTAATTAAAAACTAAAAATGCCTAACCTAAAATATAAAATAATAATATCAGGAATAGCAGTTATCATAGCCATTGTTATATGGGGGGTTTTTAACGGTCAAAAGAATAGCTACATTAAACAGATAGCCCAAGCTAAGTTAGAAGCCAGCGAGATCGGCTATCAGGCGGGAGTGGCTGAGGTAAACAACACTATCGGACAGATTATCTTTCAATATCACGCTTTGCCTCTGACTATGCCCATAAATGAGAAAGGAGAGTTTGACCAGAATGGTAAAGCAACCCAAACCGTAATTTTCATTCCTTATCAAAATTCAACTACTACTAAATAAAATAATAAAGTAAATGGAAAACTTAACTAGGAGGGAGCTTTCCCAAAATCAGCGAGAACAAGGACAGAATATCCGTGAAGAAGAACAGATTACTTATGCAGGAAAACAAGATAATCAACAAAATAAAGAAATAGGCATACTGATAGGAACAGTCAAATCACTTTCTGATAATTTTAATGATTTTAAAAAAGAACAGAAAAGTTGTACGCAGAGCATAACAGATAAGTTTGATAATTTTGTCGGTTCTTATAACGGAGATAAAAATATCCAGAAAATGTATATGGATGAAACCTATTTAAAGAAATCTGAGTTTGATTTATTTTTTGAAACTAACCTAAAAGCCCCATTGGATTTATTTACTAAAACAAAAAACAAACTAGCTTCAATCGGGCTAGGATTGATTGTCGTTTTTATTCTTATTGGAATTGGAATTAAAGTCAGCTGGGATAAAATTATTACTGGAATTTTTAAATAGTTCTTTGAAAGGAGGTGTTAAGTGATGCAGATATATTATATCTGTCCTCGTTGCTTCAAACCAGAAGTAGTATTCAATCCATCTTATGGCGAATATATCTGCCATACAGAAAAATGCTTCTGGAAATGCTCAATCCAACCAGTCTATGGGTATATTAAAAAGGAGGAAAGTGATGAACGAAATCTTATTGTGCAAGAAATGCGGGAAAATCTATAGCCTGTCTCACGATGGTTTAACCTGTGAATGTGGAATGTTGCTCCAGATTGCAAAACTGCCTATTCAGCTTGAGCTGAAAGAAGAAGCACTTATTGCCTCATAGTCGTCAAGGGGCTGAAATATGTTATAATAACATAAACTAAGCCCTCCCTAAATTATGCAAAAACACAGACAAATCTTAGCCGAGAGAACCAAGAAAATAAATAATAAGATTAAATGTAAAAGGTGCCGAGACGAGTTTAATTTTGGGGATATTAATATTAAAAGAATCAGAGGAGGTTTTTATTCTTATTTTTGTATAAAGTGTGCGGTCTCATCTTTTGATGACATTGACGCCAGAAATATTTATAATCAAATAAATAACATAGAAAACTTATGATAAAGAACACGGGGCTAATTTGGGAAAAAGAACTAGCAGACAGATCTCCTGAAGATTGGATTTTAGGAGAAGCTAATCCCAGTAAATTAGGCAGATATAACGAAAAATGCGTAGCTGAAATACCGACTAAAGATAGAATCTTTTGCATACCCGAAGGCGAGATACAACAGTCTGAAAAAGGAGATATGTGCGACTGCGCTAACAGGGGTCCGGTAAACATACTAGAAGCAAAGTTTAATTGGTTAGAGGGAAGCGATTTACTGCCCCCTAAACAGAAAGCCTTTTTACAGCAATTTAAAAATGCCAAAGGACAGATTGAAATCTCTGACGCTTATGTAGCAATCAAGGCAGGCAACACTCCTCAAGGAAATTCAATGATAGCCCCTCTAGATGCCCTCAGGACGTGCGGAATAGTCCCCAAGCGACTTATGCCTCTTGAGAAGTGGATGACGTGGCAGGACTACCACAACCCCAACCTTATCACTCCAGAGATTGAGGCTATCGCCAAAGAGTCTTTAACTCTGTTTAGGTTCAATTATGAGAGAATGACCACCGTCAATGATGTGAAGACAATGCTTAATCGTGATATAATAGATTTATGCGGTTGGGCGTGGCCTTTGCCAGAAGGTGGAATTTATCCCAGAGTTGATTATGAACCAAACCACGTCTTTATGGGACTAAAGAATTCTGAACCTGATAACTTAATTTATTCTTGCACCGATATTTTTGATAATTATTTAGACCAGGGAGTAGAAGATGATTTTATCAAAAGACTGGCGGCGGATTATAAATTCTGGGGACAATACCGGATTATCCTTTCTTACAATTTTACAAACGAAGAAGGCAAGGAAATCGCTATCGGCTTAATGCAAAAATTAATCCTGATAATCCAAAATTTTATTAATGAAATACAGAAAAAGCTAGGCAGAATATTTGGAAGTAAGTTATATAAAACTTCATTCAAAGAATGGAGTGAAAGGTCGCAATAACATAAATAAACAAAATGTTTGACCCTAAATATATATCGTCAATCGTGATTATTGCTGTTTCATTAGCCAAGTTATTTGGTCTTGAAATAGGAAGTGAAGATTTAACTAAATGGATTGAGGCTGTGGTAATCGTAGTCTCCGGCATAATTATTGCTGTTAAAACTTTTAAAGAAGGCAAAATCAATATCTTTGGCGCAGTTAAAAAATAATCATTAATTTAAAATCTATGGCTTGCAAATCAAAGAAGAAAGGAAAGAAATAATTTAATATTTTGAGGAATTAGCAAGAAACTGCTTGATACGTGGAAGCAGTTTTTTGTTTGAAAAGTTATGCACAGTTGACATATAAACTGGGTGCTTTAAAATGAAGGTATGGCAGAAATAATCACAAACAATTTAATAGTTTTAATTGCCAGAAAGGAGTTGAATATAAATGGGCTAGTGATTATGCCCTGCCGTATTCAGCTCCTTTTTGGTAGGTAAAATTATATGGCAATATCACAAATAAGTTTAATAAGAATTTTTAGAAAAACTAATGGCAAGTGTTTTTATTGCAAAAAGAACGGAGAAGTTATAGACCATTTTATTTCAAAACAAAAATGGAAAGAATGGGATTTAACTCCTTGGATTGGAAGTGTAGATAAAATAGATAATTTATTTCTATCCTGTAGAAAGTGCAATTCTTCTAAAAGTAATAAGTGTCCAGAAGACTTTATAGGTAATTCAGAAAAAGCGTGGAAAATGTATGATAAAGTTAATAAAAAAATAGGTATTAATAATAAATAATATGGCAAAATATAGAATGGTAAATACAAAATTTTGGTCTGATACTTTTATAAGAGAAAGTCTTAATCCTTTAGACCGTTATCTTTTTCTGTATTTTTTAACTAACGAAAAAACTAATATAGCTGGAATTTATGAACTTCCGATAAGTATAATATCTTCTGAAACTGGACTTGAGAGAATAATGCTTATGAAAATGATGAGAAGATTAAAAGATAAAGTTTACTATTATAAGGGTTGGGTTATTTTAAAGAATTTTATTAAATATCAAAACTTAGGTAGCGATGAAGTAAAAAAGGGAGTTGAAAACGCTTTAAAAGAAATTCCAGAAGAAATAAGATTAAAAATAGATAGTCTTAGATGGTCTATAGATGGTCTACCGACAGTATCTACGCAGTCGGGGGAATCTGAACCTCAATCTGAACCTGAATTACAATCTGAATCTAAATCTGAAATATTAGCGACGCAAGCGTCGCCAGAAGAAAAAATAAATATTCAAAAATTAATAGAACTCTTTAAACCGATAAATCCTACTTATGAGAGATTGTATGCCGACAAGACCCAGCGTGCCAGTCTTGACCGCCTTGTTAAAAAGTTTTCTTATGAGAAGGTTGAGTCAATGATTAAGTTTCTACCCCAGATTTTTGGTAAACCTTATGCCCCTAGAATCACTACACCATTTAATTTAGAAAAGAAGTTAGGAGATTTAGTAGATTATATGCAAAAAGAAAAATTAAAAACTAACATAACAATAAAAATATGACAACAGAAATTAGTAAAGAATTAATGTGTATTGTTTTAAGAGAAAATATAGAAATTTGGATAGAAAAAGAAAAAGCGGAAAATCTTATTTCTGCCTTAGAGCAAAAAAAAGAAAAAGGTTTTATAAGCATAGAAGGACAATTTATTAATGTAGCCGACGTAGTTGGTATTTTTAAGGCGAGTGTAATGGACGACACTATCCGGCGCCGGAATGGCCAATGGAAAGATAAGAAAGGAAACTGGCAAGACAAAGGGACAAGGTCGTGTCCTAAATGCGGTAATATCCTACCTTGGGGAAAAACGTGTGGCTATTGCTCATAAATTTATGGATGACACTTTATTCCAATTTGATGAACAGGAACAGCAGAAATTAGAAAAAGATTTAGGCTTAAAGAAGTTGGCCGCTATCGCTAGAATGGAAAAGTTTTGGGACGAGTTAAAATCTAAAGGAATGTTTAAAAATTATAATTCATATCAGGAGTATTGCGATAAAGTAGAGAAATCTAACACCCTATAAAAAACTATGAAAGAAATAATATATATCTGCGATAATTGCCAAAAGGAAATCTGCCAAGCCGGCGGCACAGAAACCAAAAGGCATATCAGGATTTTAAAGGCCGAGATAAGAGATAACCAAAAAAGATTTGAGCCGGTAGTCAATCACGATGTTAATGGCGACGGCCTTCACTTTTGCAATCCTCAATGCTTAAAAGTTTATTTTCAAAAGAAATTCAACCAACTAAAAAAATGAGAGAAGTAAATAAAATAAAAGACGAGGCAGAGGAATATTATATCCAATTTTGGTTTTGCGAGAATAGGCAGTTATTAAAAAAGGATATGCGAGAAATTTATGATGAGGGATTAAAAATATATCAAGATATTTATTTAGAAGCGAAAGAAAACGGCATTAACGATTTATTTTTAATAGGTGAAAAATTTAGAAAAAGATTATGCGGAATAAAAAAATAAAACAAAGACGCTATCCCGATTTTAACCTTATAGAAACAAGCCATTTGTTAGATAGTGTATGGGTGAAAAAAGATAGGACAGAATTGAAAATAGTTTTTGCGACAGGACAGATATTAGAATTTAGGCCAGTTTATAAAGAAGAAAAATCACTATGACCTCCACTCGCCAACAAGTAAAAAAGAAAAAAGCCCTTTCCACTACCCAACTTAGAAAGAAACTTTGGACACAATACTTCAGTCCATATATCAGATTAAGAGATAAAGGAGTTTGTTATACTTGCCGAAAGACTTATGATCCCAAGATTTGCCACGCCGGCCACTTTGTTCATAAAGACTGTTTGGACTTTAACGAAAAGAATGTTCACTGCCAATGCTACTACTGTAATCTGCGGGCCGGAGGGAATCTGGCCAAGTATGCTGAACATCTAGAAGCTGATTACGGACAAGGAATAATCCAAGAATTAAATAGATTAGGCGATGCTGGAAAAAACTGGAAGGTAGGAGAATTGTTAGAACTGATTGAGATTTATAAAGTGAAGCTCCTTTTCCAAGTATGATAGTTATCTTTAAAACTTTGGCTAGTTTGGTGGTATAAAAGTTATGCACTTGACACGACTTTGTGTGTTTGTTAGTATGTAGGTATGATTAAAGAAAATAGATGCAGGAAATGTGGAAAAATAAAAACACAGAGTGGATATAATAAAAAATATATTTGTGTCCCCTGTGGTTTAATAAGAATACATAAAAATAAATTTATGAAAAACAAAAAAGAAATACCAGAAGCCCTTAGAAAGAAATTTTCTGAAATGGGCAAGAAATCTTGGGAGAGTAAAATAAAAAAAGCAAAAGAGCAGTCAAAGGTCGACAAAAATAAAATATCAGATTTAATATAACTATGCAAAAACAACTTTTACGCCAAATCATTTCTGACCTACAAGACCAACTATGGACAGGCAGAATACAGGGATTAATTTTAGGGGTAGTGATGTGCGTAGTGTATGCGTGGTTAAATAAATAAAAGGTCTTATTATTAAAAGTAATTACCAGATGAAGGGGGATAAGTTGTTAAGGCAATTACTCTTATCCCTCACCATCTTAAAAAAATGTTTATCAAAACAAAAGTAGAAAAAGGCAATCTACACTTAGATACCTTAGTAGATAGAATGATAATTGCTAGTCAGGCAGAACACGCTAAAAATAAAGAAATAGAAAACAGAGAAACGCCGGAAATTGAAAGCTATATTAGTTTAGCAGTCAAAGAAGGATATTTAGATGCAGACGAAGCCGAGCAAATGAATGCCAAGCAAAAGAGGGCTTACTATGAAAAAGGTCAAGGAATAGATTTGTCAGATAACTTATAAAACTATGAACTATTACCAAAAAGAAATACTAGATTCAGATTTTAAGGAATTATTAGGTAGGGTAAAATCAGAATTGGGGTTTAACAGTCTTGCTAATTCCTTAAAAAAGGTATTATCAGAAGAAGAAAGAAAAATATTAATTGATTACTTAAACAAAAATGGAAAATAATATTTGTGCTGTTTGTAAATCTCCAATGAGGCTCGTCCCGGCCGGAATATCCAAAAGAACAGGTCAGGCTTATGAAGCTTTCTGGGCTTGTCCTCAAAAATGCGTCCAGCCTAAAAATACTAACTATGTCGGCAAGCCTAATAAGCAAGACCAGATTAAACAGGCTATGGAAGTAAAGCAAAAGAATATTGAAAAATCTATTGATAGAAAGGAGGAATCTATTGACTGTTGGGCTAGTATAAATAATGCCACAATTTTAGTTGCTGAAATGTTAAGGGGTGGAGATGTTTTTAAGAATGATAAAGAGATAGCTACAAAGATAAAGTCTTTGGCCGAGGGAATAAGAGATGTCGCCCAGCAAATGAAAAGAGAAAATGCTTTCTTACCGGAAATTGCCCCAAAAGGATATGACAGGCAAAGTGAAGTTGTGGAAGCCGAAGAAGAAATCAATGAGCAATTAGATACTATTCAATACTAAAATGGATATTTTAAAAGTTCCATCAACAATTTCAAAAGTAATGACAATGGCCGATAAAGGATTGCGTGTCCAAGTTGATACTAATGAGCTTACTCCCGAAGATGCTGGGAAAGTAATGATGATGAAAGATAAATTTGGATATTTTGTATTTGCCGAACAAGTCAATGAAAATGATATTAAAGATTTGCCGAAGATTATTTTAGAAAAAGAAGAAAAAAGTCCATCGGCCAGATTAAGAGCAACTTTATTCGTTTATTGGAAACAAAAGAAAGTAGGAAATGATTTTGATTTATTTTACAAGAGATGGATTAATAAAAAGATAAACGAAATAAAGGATTTACTAACTTAAATTTTATCTCGTCTGTTCGTAGGGTTGCTGAAAATAATAGTTGCCAAGTCTTCTAAAAGATATGCAACCCTACGGCAGACTGGAAATAAAATTATGGGATTATACATAGACTATTACGCAGAAAAGGAATTTGTGAATGAGCAGAGGGAAACTGAACCTGACACTTTTGGCATAAGGGATATTATAGTCAAAAAGGCTATAAAGACAAAAAAGTTAATCAGAATACATTTTAACGGAATGGTTGCTATACACGACCCTAAAAAATGGCAGAAAGCTAATCCCCCTGTTTTCAGAATATGGAAATATCCTGACAATCCGATGAGATTATTTAAAAGCAAAGCCAATTTTACGATGACCGAAGCAGAAGCAAAAAATGAAGAAGAAAAACAATATTTAATAATATGACTCAACCTCAAAAATATATCCTACATCACATCATCTTGTCTTTAATCTTTTTAGGCTTTATCGGATTCGTATTTTACTTCTTAATAACTTTGCCTAAAGAATGGTCATTTGAGAGGCAGGAGGTATCAGATATAGTCCTGATAGGTAATAACAGCCTGGTGGGGCAGGTAGAGCCTGTGGTAGCTATAAATTTAGGGGAGCAGACCATTTCAGCTTACTCTCCAAAAGAAGGTTGCACTAATCCTCAATGTTTAATGGCTAATGGAGAGGTAGCTCACTTAGGAGCTGTAGTAAATAATCAATATCCCTTAGGCACTAAAGTTTTGATAAATGGAAAGAATTATACAATAAAAGACCGGACAGCCAAAAGATATTCAGATCGTTGGGATATTTATGTAGATGATTACGATGTTGCTATAAATTTCGGATTAAAAAGTTTGACAGTAGAAATATTAAAGTAAATTAACAATAATCGGTTGGTTTAATTGGTCAGGCATGGGGAATGAATTGGTGTTTATGGCGGGCTAGCTAACCGCAGAGAAGGCATCTTTACAATCAAACCCGAACTTGTCTGACCTACTAAGCCAATCGGTTTCATCAGGGAATTGCGGGGGTTTGCCGAATACAAAGAATAAGGCAGGTGTAGTGTTAAGGCTTCCCACAATTCTCTGATAAAGCTGGTGGGTTATGTTCTGGGGTTAAGTCACGGGTCAAATAGTGCGTAGCTTACATCGTGGTATATCCTGCTTAATCGGTTGACAAATAATTTTTCACTTAACAAAAATGGAAAATAACAAAACCTCCGAGCATTAGCTTGCAGAACGACTACGCCCCCAGAACTTAGTTCATCAAATAAAATAATCACTAACTAAAAAATATATGTCAATCACAAAAAAAGAAGTTTTAGACAATCTTGAGCAAGTCAAAGCGTATATCCAAGAAGCCGAAAATAAAAAAGAAGAGAAAGTTTTAGGCATTGCTATTAAAAATAGATGGACAGGAGATATTATTTTTCAAAGCACGAAAACTACTTATCAAGAGGCGATTCAGGAAAAAGGAGATAAAAACCTGTATGGGGCTAACCTGTGTGGGGCTGACCTGTGTGAGGCTGACCTGCGTGGGGCTAACCTGTATGGGGCTGACCTGTGTGAGGCTGACCTGTGTGAGGCTAACCTGTGTGGGGCTGACCTGCGTGGGGCTGACCTGTGTGAGGCTGACCTGCGTGGGGCTAACCTGTATGGGGCTGACCTGTGTGAGGCTAACCTGTGTGAGGCTAACCTGCGTGGGGCTGACCTGTGTGAGGCTAACCTGCGTGGGGCTAACCTGCGTGGGGCTG